AGCTCCAGCAGTACGCCGACACGATGGACACGCACATGCCGACCTCCATCTCGGCTATCGCTAACCTGTTCCTGCGCAACGCGCAGCAGCTCGGCCTCAGCGCGGCTCAGGCTCTCAATCGCCTGCCCCGCAATCGGATGTACAACGCGGCCGAGAGCGGCTGGACCGTGGCCGATGGCGGCCCGCAGAGCGGCACCACCCTCCGCGTGAAGCGCCTCAACGGCTTCACCCGCGCTCGTCGCCCGGACCTGCCGGCTGGCAGCCCGGTGCGCTTCGATGTCGTGAGCGGCAACAACCCGCTCAAGATCACGATCTTCGACAACAGCACGATCACGGCGAACACGGTCATCGGCTACTCGCCCGACCTGCCCGGTGACGAGGTCGGCCCCGGCACCCTGACTGTCGGCTCCTCGATGACTTCTGTAGCGAACCGCGCCTATGTCTACAGCGAAGATGCGACCAGCATCATTCGCGTTGGCGGCGGCTTCAAGATCGATGACGTGACCTCGGGTGACAAATTCACCCTGGCCGACATCCGCACCGCCATCGCGCGCCTCTGGCAGCAGAACGTGCCCGAGCAGCCCGACGGCCGTTTCCACTGCCACCTCGACCCGACCTCGCAGGCGCAGATCTTCAACGACGACCAGTTCTCCAAGCTGCTGACCAGCTTGCCGGACTACTATATGTATAAGCAATTCGCACTCGGCGAATTGCTCAACACGGTCTTCTTCCGCAACAGCGAGTGCCCGCTCCCCGAGACCGTCGAGGGTGGCTCGACTGCGACCTACACGCAGGATGACCCCTTCGCCGGCGAGCTGTGGAACACCGGCGCGACCTCCGGCATGAAGGTTCACCGCCCGCTGTTCGTTGGCCAGGGCGGCCTGTACGAGTACTACCAAGACCTCGCGGGCCTGATCACCGAGGCCGGCATCACCGGCAAGGTGGCCGAGCCGCGCATCACGAACAACGGCATCGAGGTCTTCAGCGACCGCATCCAGCTGATCATCCGTGCCCCGCTGAACCGCCTCCAGGACTTGGTTTCGACCAGCTGGAAGTTCATCGGCGACTGGCCGGTTCGCACCGATGCGACCGTGGGTGACGCCGCGCGCTACAAGCGCGTCGTGACCGTAATCCACGGGGAATGATGCTGACGTGCGCGTGACCATGCCAGATAGCCCCTATGGGGGCTTTCAGGACCTCGGGGAGCTTCGGTTCCCTTACCCGCGCCCCGGTGTGGGCTGGGGAGGTCCACCGGCCCGCCGCCACCTACGGGAGGCTTCACCAGCGGACCGGCAAACACCGGGCCGTGAGTCGCCCTTCCGCTTGGTCAGTGGGATGGCACATGGCACGCGGCCCCGGATTGGGCAATCCCTGCGCTTGTCGCATGGAACCGCCCTTCAGTGTGGCAACGAGGGCTCACGGCTAGGCTTAACCGCCTACTAGCGCCCACGGTGAGGGGGTCGGACGGTCACCCGCCACGACCCGGGAAAAGGTCGGCACGACCGGCCCCCTCACAGCCACCGGACCCACAAGGAGATGACGATGGCCTCCAGTAAGAAGAAGACCCCCGAGAAGAAGCATGTGGACGCAGTTGAGCCCGACGCCGTCGAGCTTGATGAGCCCGTGGCGCCAGCCGAGCAAGCGGCCTCCGAGCCCGTCGAACCTGTTGCTGCTGTACCTGTGCAGCCTGTGCATCCTGTTGCGCCCGCACCCAAGAAGCCGGCGCAGTACCGCATGCTGAATAAGGTCCGCGTGACCGTCTGCGGGCAGATCACGACGCTGCATCCCGGCGTCATTCTCGACTCCTCCAGCTATCCGCCTGGTGCGTTGGAGAGCTTCGTTGAGCAGGGCGCGCAGCTTCAATTGATCGAGGACTGACCGGACGTGGGGTGATGGATGCCACTCGACAGGGCAGAGCGCGAGCGGTGTAGGTTTCACCTCGGATACTTAGAGGTATCCCCGGCTGCGTCAATTTCTTACGGCATGGCTCGTCCCATTCAGACAATGTTCCTGCTGGAGACCGCCTTGAACAACATCATGGAGGAGGCGGTAGATCGCGTTCGCCGCATCCTTCGCGTGATGGATGGCGTCGAGGAGAAGTTGATCGAGGCGCAGGACCGCCTGGCTGCCAACAGGCTGGGCGACCTGGAGATCCGTCAGACCGAGCCCGACGAGCTGGAGAAGGAGTACGTCCGCTGGGGCCACCGACTTGCTGACTTGCTCGGCGTCCCTGTCTACTATTATTCGACTCGGTATCGCACGGGAACGAAGGCCGGCAACGTCGCGGTGAGGTAGGCCATGTCCACCGCGAAGTTCACCGACCCGACGACCATCCAAGCGAACAAGACGCTGGCTCGTCAGCTGATCCCCGTTGCTGACCGCATCCGTGATCTTTTTGTGAGGTTCGGCACCCGCCCGTACAAGGTGCGCGTGGTCCGCGTCCGTTGGAGTGCTGGCCGGCGCGGCGTCGGCGCCCCTGTCGTAGAGCGCGAGATGGACATCCTCCCGACCCCGCTCGTGCAAGACCTGTCCACGCTGACCGAGATCGTGCAGCCGGTCGGGCTCGACGAGGTGGGGTCGGTCTTGCTGTCCGAGGTGTCCGGCAGGTTCACGGACGAGGAGCTGCGCTTTCTCGACAAGGACGGCACGCCGCCGGGGCCTGACGAGGAAGTGTTCTATGAGATCGAGTTTCCACGGCCGGACGGCAAGCCTGGTGATCGGCGCCGCTTCTACATCCGGTCGGCGCCGTATTACCAGGCGACCAATTTTCAGTGGAACTTGCGGCTTGAGAAAGCACATGAGGACCGCGATCGGCGCGGCGACTATGAGTGAGGTGAGCGATGACGCAAGCAGCACATGACGAATTGGTCGATGCCTTTCAGCAAGCAAAAACTGCGGTGTCGGTGCTGCATTATGGTGATACCATTACTGCGTTGCGAAAAGCTGCTGCGATTTTCGAGGACCATGGTTTTGAAGACGCAAGCCAAGAAGTGTTCGATGTGATTCGTGACGCGAAGAAAGAGGACCCGAATATCAGAATGAGCGTTATGATGCTTCGTGGGTCTTCTGCTGTGAAAGAGGGCTTAGAGAAAGTACATCGTACATCTGAAGAAGATGACCCTGCTACCAAGCGCGCCAAGGATAAAGAAGAGCTGGCAGCTGGCGATAAATTGTATTCTGATAAGCAAAAGGAGATTCGAGTGTTGGCTCGTTTTCGCAAGGCGAAGGCCGCTCGGATGCAACGTGCTATCGAAGTGGGTAAGCGTGGCGGCAAATACTACACCATCGCTGGCGGCAAGAAGGTCTACGTGAAGGAGTGACCGCGTGATTCAGACGGTCCCAATGACGCTCCCGCAGTGGGTCAAGTGGACGGTCATGCTTCCTGACCGGATCATGGCTGCCGCCCATCGCGGCGTGCTGTCTGGCGCACTCCGCTGCCTCCCGGTGATGGCAGACGCGACCCGGGAAGCACCTCCCGCGACCGTCGGCAGTCCGCGCGGCGCTGTGGACAAACGTCACTACCTCCAAGCCTGGAGAGCTGTCGCAATTCAGCGTGGTTCCCGTGTGTATAACGCGGCCATTTACTCCCCGATCATCGAAGGCGGACGCCGGCCGGCATTTGTCAACCGGGCAGGCATCCGCAACCTAGAAGGCTGGGTACGTCGAAACCTGAAGACCCCGCGGCAGGAGTCGTTCAACGTCGCATGGGCCATCGCGCGCACGATGGCCCCGGGGCCGTGGGGAAAAGGCAAGCGGCTTCTGCCTCGCCGCGTCATGGGCAAGGCTGTGCCGCTGATGATCCGCTACGTACAGGACGAGCTTGACCGCGCATTGAAGTTGGAGTGGGCAAGGTGATCAACCGCGCCCGGCTGGTGCTCCCCGGCGAGCCCCATGTGATGAGCGGCGCCCACGTCGGCGACTCGCGCACCGCTCTCTGTCGCGGCATGGCCGAGTACCTCTTCGACACCATCCAAGTGGATGCAGAGGGCGGGCGCCGCATCCGGCTCAAGAAGGTCCTGTCAACCTGGGCCGAGCCCGAGGACGAGGCGAGCTATCCGGCTGCAATCATCGCGGCGCCTGGCTCCGCCACCTACGACGCGAGCCGATTCACTCCGGGGATACAGGCCGAGCAGCGCGTGCCTGCGCCCGATGGTCGCTACGCCGTGACGCTCGCGGAGATGATCCTTGACTTGTCCATCGAGCTGTGGACCACCGACCCGACCGAGCGCGCGGAGCTTGTGGCTGCTATCGAGCAGGGGCTCAACCCGCTCGATACGCAGTACGGCCTGACGCTGGAGCTGCCCTGGTTTTACAACCTCCGTGCCGTGTACGAGCTGAAGTCCATGCAGTACCTCGACACGGAGGAGGATGCGATGCGCCGCTACCGTCGCGCCGCGTTCACCGTGACCGGCCAGATGCCGGTCATCCGGCTGGCAGCCTATTCGGGTGCCAAGCCGAGACCTATCGTGCAAGTGATAGACGGCGGTGCCGTCGCTGTGGTAAACGTAGAATGACAGCGCCCCGCGGCGCATAAGGAGAATCGCATGTCACCTGGATTCATTCGCCGCTTCGGCTATTTCCCTGGTATCGAGCAGATCACGCAGATCGAGGGCGTCGTCATCGTGGACCTGCCGCCTCCGGGCGCGGTCAACGGGGTGGGCGTCGGCACCGTCTGCGTCGTCGGTGAGTTCGCCGACATGACCTACGGCACGTCCGTTGACACCTCCGGCAACGTGTCAACCAAGGGCCAGCCGGTCGAGGTCACGAGCGGGCAAGACCTGCTCGACAAGCTCGGCAGCTTCGACGAGACCCTAGGTGACACGGGGCTCGCTGGCGGCAACGGCTTCATCACCATTCGCAACAAGAAATTCAGCAGGCTCATGGCTGTGCCCGTGAACCTCTGCTCGGCCAAGGGCGTTCGCCTCTTCCGCGATTTGCCTACGTGCAAGAGCGCCACCGACCCGAACCCCGTGGTCGTGGTATCGGGCGCTGCTGTGGCAGCCGGCCGTGAGTTCAAGACCGGCGCGAATCGCGTCCGCACGGGCGCGCGCAAGGCGTTCACTGCGCTCGGTCAGTACAAGCAAGCTGTTGACGGCGCGGTGGTCGCGGCCGGCTCGCCCGGTCCGACGCAGACTTTTGGCTCGGCAACCGGCGCCTTCACGACCGCCCGCAATGGCCTCGCGGTGAAGAAGGGCGACATCCTCGTGGTCGGCGTGATTGGCGGCGCGGGCGCACTCGGCGCGAACGCCGCGACCTACCGCGTGACGGCGGACGCCACCGTGGCCACGCAGCTCACTGTCCAGAAGATGGACGGCACGAGCTTCGATTGGTCCTCGGGCACCGCGCTCCCGTACCGCGTCCACTTCAATAGCGATGCGGACACGGGCGGCGAGGCCGCGCTGGCTGACGACGGCGGCCACACCGTTCCTGCTCGCCCACTCGATGCGACCATCACGGGTTCGACCAACGTGAACCCGACCGTGGTCCCGCCTGCCGGGACCGCGACCTCCTGGGACCCGCTCTCGGGCCTCACGCTGAACACCATCGCGACGACCGGCTTGGTCTACACCTCGACCATCCAGGCGTCGAACGCGGTGAACG